ATTTTCATGTTTTGCACTCCTATGTATAAAGCATAATATCCCTTGGTCATTCAAAATATACAACGAACACGTAGAACGCATGTTCTATGGTGACGATGTAGTTATTTCAGTATCAGACGAATTCAAGGATATTTTCACTAGAGAAGAAGTTTCGAAGGTGATGTTGGAATTCTTTGGCATGAGTTTAGACTCATCCGCCAAAGACGGTTCAACCGCCACTTTCGATACATTTGAAACCGCATCATGGATTTCGCGTTTCTTCAGAAAATTGGGCAAATACCCAATTTATGTAGGAGCACTTAAGAAGATTTCCATACATGCTAATTTTCACTATGTATCAAGCATCTCTTATGAACATCTAGGAACACTCATGGAAAGAGCTCAATGGGAAGCAGCATTCTGGGAACCTGAATTTTACGCTAAAATTCAAGAAGCCATCAGACGCTGCATCGAAAAAGAACCAAAATTGCTAAAATTCGTACAACTCCAACTTCAATCATCAATACATGAAACTGCATTCGATAGTGCAATTGGAACCGCATTCCCTTTTAACAAAAATGGAAAAGAACGGACACCACAGACCATGGCGCCCTCAAAATTATGTACTTTTTACAACCAATATCATTTATTGGGTAAATATTTTAGAAAAATCGCAAGCAAGATTATCAAAGAAAACATTACAGACAAACAACTAGAAACAATCATGGGATCATACACTCAAATCCTACATGAAAATTTCCAAAAGGGAGTTATCACTAAACCTGAATATAAATACATCCAATCAGGCCCAGGAGAATCACCCATATGGCATTGCCATTGTACAGCTGCCCTTACCACTGACGATCAGAAGGTAGAGACACATGCAATTGGTTATACCAAAGCAGAAGCAAGAGAAGGATCCGCATACGATATGTGTATCGCTTTTGCTCTAGCAGAAAAATTACCATCAAAGCAAAGTAAAACTAAACAACTAAACTTTGAAGCTTACAAAACTGAAATGAACGTTTCAGGAGGAACTGTAAATAAGGTTCCGTCGGCACCAATGGTTCAACCGGATATCTCGGTCGTTAGCGACTCGGGATTATTCACGAACACCTCTTGCCCTACGGCACCAGTTACATGGAATTCAATGGCAATGGCACTCGATAACCCTGCCGGCACTGGATCACCATTCGACAAGAAAACAGCTTGTTATAGCGTATATCAACGATGGGAAAGCAAGAACACAACTATTTCACCAGCTATGTCCTCAGGCAGCAAAGTATTCGTACTTTCGCTAGATCCGAAAGATTTACCAGAATACATACGTGAATATGTTGATTTCCATGATAATATCATTCCCGCTATTGATATTGTTGTAGCTATCGCAGGAGCAGCCGGAACCATCGGCTGGATTGTAACCGGATGGGTACCTGATGCATCAAAACCAAACATCAGCCTGAAGGATTTACAACAGATCTCTGCAGAAACAACAAATATGAATGGCACAATGGTAAGATCATTCCCACTTCATGACATCAGAAGGAACGGACTTTATCGCAAGGTAAAGAATGACCCAGAACCTTATCCTGGAATCGTTATGATGATTGATCACGCAGTAACCAACGTTCAGCGAAACGACAGCGTAAGCTATCCCGTTAGAGTGCAAGTAAAACTATCACAAAATTGCATTCTTATGTCACCATTCTCTTCAAGTGAAGCACCACCATCTAATGACAGCTTTAACTTAGGATCCTATTTCTACAACGAAGAAATAGATGCATTGATTGGAAGCAGTTCAACAACAAATGAACCTACCGAAACTCGTGTATTCCCAGATCATGGATTTCTCACAGAAAACTTTGCACCAGTATTCGCTGACAATCTTGTAGGCCATATACTAAACGGCCCTGAAGGAAAATTGCAGCGAGTAACTATGATTGTAAGCGTAGACGAAACCATCGATCCCACATATCTAGCACAAGTTGTTGCCTTAAAACCAACACCCGGAGAATATGATGTATCATTAACTATGGCAAGTAAACTAATTGCAGCTTTTGGAAAAGTTGCTCCACTCGAAAAACAGAGATGGATTGGCGAAGAACCAACCTTGTATGGCACTGTATATAAACTTAAT